GAATGTGACTGATGGGTCAGTCGCAACCTGTATGTTATCGACTAGAGGTTTGTCAAGGTAAATCGTTCGATACGCTCTGTCAATACCTATAATCTTCGTTCCTGTTGCAACACCAGCGTTACCAGCAACGAATTGTCCAAGAGTTAGATCATCGATACTAACCTGTGGGTCGATAGTGATGTAAGAGTTACCAACAACACCGATAGTTGGGTCAGTGTTATTACCTTTAGTAACTGTAGTTCCAATACCAACACTTGCGCCGTGAACAACACCCTGTACTGCGACAGGCATGTTATTTGCACGAGTCACATAGTAACCGTAGATGTTACCAGCAGGACCTGTGAAAGTGAAAGTTTGTTCTGGGTATGTTGCAGTTGTTCCAGATCCAACGTTCTTAATTACCCATCTTGCTCCGTTTAACAGAATACCGTACTGCTGGTTGTAATCCTGATCTCCTCTGTTGTTTACACAAACAGGATAACCAGTATTTGCAGTAGTACCGTAACCATTAACGTTTCCGTCAATATATGGTTCAAAGTATGATGTTGCAGACGGAACATCTCCCTCGGCAGGGGTTGTGTTACTTGTGAAAAGTTTTAACACAAGATTTCGCGGTGATGTATCTTCTAAATCTGCGACAAAGTTATTCTGAGCGATCAGATAACGTAGCGACTCAATTTCACCAATATTAGGAACGAGTAATGCCATTGAAAAACTACCTCTAGGGGCTATAAGTCTTAAGAACTATCTTTATTTATAATTTTAATTTTAGAGAGATTAGTAACCTTCTAATATTATTCACACTTACTACGTTAAAGTTGAGAATATCTCCAGCATTTATCGTAGTCGTCCAACTATTTAGGACATCATCAAAGTATTTATCCGAATTGACTAATTGAACTCTCGCACCACTAGTAATACTAGTGAAATTCGGATAATCTGCGAAAGAACATTTAGATATATCAAAAACAATATCACCAGTCTGGTCAGATAAAACTCTGACATTTTCTATGACTCCAGTGACATCTATTGTCAATTTTCCTTTATCTCCAGCTTGCATGGGGAGACTACCACTATCTATAACATAGTTCACAGTCCTTGTTAAGTCTGCTGCTGCAGCAAGGGCAATCATTACTATATCATCATTTGCTGTTGGAGGAGTTGTAAATACAACTTTATCCCCAGAGATGGTATAGTCGTTTGATGGATCTAGGAAAAGACCATTCTTAGTCACAATAAGTTGTTGACTATTGTTGGGACTATATGGAGCTCCTTGATCAGTTAAGGAAAACGTTGTTTCAGTGCCGTCTTGTGCTGGTGTCTTACCAATAATGATGTTACCATATTGGATCGACTTCGAGGGAATCTCGTAGTCAACACCGACATTGTATTTGCCAGGCTCGTTAAGGGTGACTAAGTAATCTGCCATTATAATCGTGTTACGCCTGGAATTACAAGAAGGTTTCCTTGTATGGGTCTAGTCTTATACGCATTGGGCGAAGTTAGAACTAAATCATACACATATCTCCCACCTTCTATGACACTTGTGATTGTAGATGCCATAGCAACTTTTATCTGACCATTCACCCTATTTGGGAATGTGACGACAAATGGAGTTGATTTAGATGCTTCTGGATGTTTCCGTAGTTGAGCAGATCCAGTGTATCCAGTAAGATTTAAAGAACTTGCATCTTCATTTCTGATAGTGAAAGTTGCTTCAAAGTCTACGCCCTGATCTAAAACTAGGTTTATGTTCCTTGCTGTCATCTGTCAAAGGGGGTTTTAGTTATTTATCTAATTTACTTAAAATGAGTTTCATCATTGATTTTAACTCATCAACATCATCCTTCAACTTATCCATTTCGTTGACTTCTTGCATTTTTTTCTGCTTCAACTTTAGATAACTATCATACTCAGAGTCAGAACAATTTAAGATTGCACCAGATTGTTCGTCTCTATAAAGAGACCCACTATCTTTTACCTTAATCTTATCCATTAGATTGATGCTATTGCTCTTAGGTCACGAATCTTAGGAACGTAAGCGTAGTTAGTTCCTGACATCACAATTTTGATTTGGAATCCATTGAACTGTGGTAGGTTCTTAGCATTGAATTCGTATTCTTTATAATCACGTTCAGTAGATGAAGAAAGTATTCTCCTATCTGGTTTACCATTATTCTTAGCCGAATCTATGACTCTTCCTTCAGAATCTAGGTTTTCAAAGCCTGGGAATAGTTCAAATAACTGATACTGTGGTGGAGCATCTATTCTGAATATCCTGTAAAGAACTCTGATATCATTAGTTGAGTGTCTGTAGGCATCAAACATAACCTTCAATCCATCAGCTGACTTCTCTAGATTTACAATCTTAGATAAGTAGATTGCAGCACTAGGATCTTGGTCAATAGAATTAACCCTACGATCTGAAGCATAATCCGATATCTTAGAGTTAAGTCTATCCATGACCGTAATCATGTTAACCCTATCCAAGTCAATGAAAGGACTTACTTTAGGATCATCTGTAGTCAGAGTTGTTTGTAATGTAAATGACTTTCTGCCTGGGAAGTCAGTCAGTTTTTGAAGTTCATTTGTCTTAGATGCAACGACTCTTGGAGTTGTTAGATAATTATTACTGTTTAAAGATACATCTTCGTAACCCTGATCAACATATGCCTTGAGACTTCCATCAGGACTGTTACCACTAAACGTTCTTACCTTAGCAGCAATCTCGGTTCCTTCTGGTAAAAGAGTAGCAACATTAGGTCTAACAATATTGAATGGGATATTCTGAGTTGCCATAGGACCGTATGCGTTACTTACCTGTACATATTGTTGATCGTAACTACCACCAGATTTATTCTCACTAAAGAATAGTTCTGGGAATCCATTTGCATTTCCAGTTCCTCTGTCTATGCCTCTACTTGAAACTCCAACCTTAATCCAGTAATGATCGACATCAATAGGATACTTGGCATCATTTGTAGGTAAGAAACTATGAGATGCGTTGATTCTTCTTAGAGAAACTCCATTCAACTCATACTTAAATATCTTATCATTGATTGCATAATCACCAGCCTTAGTATCATCTATGGATCTAGTAATGTTATTCAGAGTAGAAGTTGTAGTTGTAACACCAGTGTATTTGATAATTTCATTTCCTAGTTTGACGTAGCCTGGGTTTGAAGTATTGACTTCTAAGTTTTCAAATGATGTAAAGATTCCAATTGCAGTCACAGTCATATCTTCTGTACTTGTGGAATCAACTGTGGATGTTAACTTCTCTGGTTTAACGTCAGCCTCAATACCAGATAGTATAACCTGATCTTCAGCAGAGTACATACCATGATTGGAATGTCTTACACGGAAATGTAATCCATCAGTCACGTTTTGTAAGTATGTAATAGGAGCTCCGTTTACAACACTTGTTCCACCACCACCAACATATACGATAGAAGATGAAGAATCCACTTTAGGTACACCTTGGATATTATCAAGAACTAAAGTGTTGAACGCACTAATAACACCGACATTGTTTGGAATTGTTAGTCTCAAGTCTTTTCCAAATCCACCTGTATTATCGGCAGATACAGTAAGTACGTCACCAGCAGAGTATCCTGTTCCACCAATGGAAACCGTTGCAGCAACAGCTACTCTGTTTGAAACAGTTAAGTTAACAGTTGCACCAGTTCCTTTACCGAACTGAGATATTAGAGGTATGTTAGGGTAAACAACGGATGTTGCAGCAAAACCACTACCACCATTTGTAATTACTAGATCACTACCAATACCTATTGCACCAAGAACTTTATTTAAGTTTGCCTTGAAGTTTGGATTTGACTGTTGGTATATTGTAGTTCCTTCTGTCAGTCCAGCTTGTTCTGATACAGTCAAACTCTTACCTAAACCAACCACTGCATTATAGGCAAGCATATCGATGGGGTTGGGTGCAAGAGAAACAATCTGTCTGTTTCCTATATCTAAATCTGGGTTATAGAAGTTGATTCTACCAGATGTTGATGTGAAGTTAGCTCTGTAAAGATTGAACTTAAGATCTTCTAACTGACTAGGATCCCATGTAGCACCGTTCTGTGATTTAAACAATGAACCAAGTAGAGGTTGTTGAGATACAATAATCTTCTCAGAATCTGCAGCATTGACTGTCGTAATATCTTCTTCGCCCATTCTAGAGATGTAGACAAAGTATTCGTTAGATGCAGATAGAAGAACAAGTGCAAACTCTCCTCCACCCTCACAATATACGGGCGATGGGAATGTAAATGTAGTTGGTTTAGAACCATCAGCTGATAATACAACTTGATCAGGATCAAGAATACACTCACCAAATGGTAAGATTTCTTGAGTAGGTAAACCAGTTTGAAGTGTTCTTACTTGTAAGGTAACAGGTAATTCATTTGTGTCTTTCGCTTGGAAGTAAACGTCACATTTAGTAAGGAATACACCATTGATGTCTGGAACTTCAAATGATTGAGCAAGAGGGTCAACCCACCTAGTCTGAGTTGTAGATCTGTTTGCAAAGGTATTCTCAATTGTCAATCTCTTACTTTCGTCAGTCAGAGTTCTATCAGCAGACTGTGGTATTCTCTGTACATCTGCATTTCTTGTCCTAAGAGTTGAAGACTCTACAGTTTGTAATGTACCAGATGATGTGAAGTTAGCCTCACCAGAACTATCTGTAAATCCAGAGATAGTTGAGTTTACAGGAGATGATGACAGAGTGAATGTCTTAGTACCAGTATTGAAAGATGGAGCAGATGGAATTGTAGGATCAGGTAAGAATAATGATCCGATAAGTGTTCCTGACTTATCTGTAATTAATCTAATTGCAGTTACAGTTGCAATGGCACCACTAGACTGTCCAATCAACTTCATACCAGATGTGATGTATCCGTAGAAACCAGATGCAGACTGGAGTTCTAGAGATGCAGTATCTACATTTAATAATGAAGTGGTAGATGAATATGTGGATGAGATACTAGATGCAGGGTCATATGGATTTTGTTTATAAACCTGATTAGGATTGTTATAAGGACCATATTTGTGATTCTGATTTGCCAATCTGAATCTAATTGCATCATTGTTAGAGTTAGCACGACTTCCTTCTACAATTTCACCAGCACCAAATGTACCAGATACCATTGTAATCTCGATAAGTTTTGGTACAACAAACCTTGACATATCAATATTGTCAAAGAATGGATATAATCTTGTATTTGGCTTGAGTCTTCTAGTAACAAATTCAATGTTTCTAGATCTCATTGTAGCAATGACTTCTGTATTTACAACCTTATCACCAAGACTTGTGGTATCAAATCTCTCACCAACACGGAACTGAATACCCTGTCTTGTTTGGTTTGTGGTAGTTGTGGTTGTTTGCTCTTTGAAATCAAATGTTGTATCAAGGAAGTTAGTTGTTGTAGTAATTGGAATACCACGCCTCTTAACATACTTTCCTCTCTTAGTACTCTTACCAGTAACTTCGGTGTCAGTTCTACTGAATAAACTTGGTCCTGTATCGATACTTGATCCTGTCCAAGTTGTTTCCCATGATCCCCAATCAATAGGTGAAAGACCAGTATTACTATCAGCGCCAGTAATACCCATAGTGGAATTGAAACTACCTTCTATATCATAAGTAGCAGCAGTTCTTCTAGTTTCTATCCATGTGTCAGTGCCTGGATTTAATTCAACCTGACCAATCCAGTTTACAACAGCGAATGGGTTTACGTTCTCAATACGAGTTGCAAAGTTGTTTTCTAAGTAAACAGTATCACTATAGTTCAAACATACAACGTCACCAATTCTCTTGACATTTGTATCACCAAGATCTTCCACAAATCTGTAATCAGCAGATGGATTTGAAGATGTTGCAGCACCTACAATCGCCTCTGATCCAAGTAAAAGGTCAATAGATGTTGTGTAGTGTTGAGGTCTTAATCTACCTTCTACAGAGTCAATAGATGATTTGTATTGACTATTGTTTATGTCACCACCAGTAACAGATTTGAAATTATCTACGAAGAATCCAGACTTGAATCTTTCTAAGTTAGTCTGTGGGTCACGAAGAGACATGTTTGATGTCTCCACTTCAAGTAATGATAGTGATGTGTAATATTCAATATTCTTAATTCTATTCTCAAGAGTCACGATATCTTTCATTCGGAATCTCTTGTGTTTAGCTACTGTAATACCAGCATCAGATGGATCAAATAAGTATGGTGGAAGTGAAATAGTAGCAACTTCTAAAGCATTATCAATGGTGTTTGGAAGTTTAGGTAATTCTGATGGAACACCCTGAGATAAAGTAAAGATACCTTCTTTACTTAAGAATAACTTATCAATTCTTCCAAGATAGTATTCGTATGATAAGTTAAATGATTTGTCTTTCGCAACGATATGTGATGAAGATGATGTACCAGCATTGAATTGTCTAGCTTCAAATTCCCAAGGAGCTTTACCAGCAATAGTAGATGTAACTCTAGGTCTTAAGTCAATAACATCTGCAGCACTTCTACCATTGATGAATGGAATCGCAGCACCATATAAACTTCTTGCATAGGAGTTAACAGTTACGAAATCGCCTGGATCTGCGGCATCAATAACAAAGTTATTATATACAACTGTGAGTCTTCTTGTTGGTGCCTCTGTTCCTTCTTTTCTGACGATTGCAGAGAAGTCAACATAGTCTAATCTTTGGCCTGGATCAAACTCATAGTTGTTTCTAATATCTCTATCGCCTGGAATGAAAGTCTGAACTGTACCAGAAACTTGAGTTTCTTCAAATACAACTTCTTCACCTATCTCAAAGGAGTTTTCATTTTGAGAAACAAATTCTACTTCATTAGATCCATTGGTTGCAGTAAACACAGCAGCTGCACCAGATGTCTTACCGACTATAGTTTCTCCAACTATAGCATTAAGAATATTAGAGTTTAGATTCGTAAGTTGTAATATTGGGAACTGTGCATCGGCAGTAGATGAAGATTCTAATACCGCAATAACCTCCGCAACATCACAAGCACCTAGAGATATTCTTTGATCTTGAACTCTGTTTCCGTATGCTGTATCATATGTCAAACCATCATTCAACTTCATCAATCCTGTCCCAGATTGAGTCTTATTAGACTTATTGATTGTATATGTTGTCGCTCTCTTGAATACCTTTGCCTTTGGTTTTACATTTATCTTCTTCCAAGTTACTGTCAATATAGCAGCACCTGATGCTGTATCTAATCCAGATAGAGTTACTGTTCTGCCACTAACTGTAAGTTTTTGATTAGTTAAATTTTCTGTTTTACCAGATGTCTTGAATGAAAGGTTGTAATCCTCTTCATCAAATGGTTCTAAAGTTAAGTCTGCATCAGTTTCTAAAGTTCCACTAAAAGCATTACTTGCAACTGTGATACTGTATGACTTCTTGAATAGAATATCAGCACCATTAGTATCTACAGTTGAAACGAAAGGTTTTGTAAGTTCACTGAATAAAAATGCTTTAGAGTTGTTTTGAACTTCTAAAGTAACTTTAAACAAGTCATTCACATTTGTATCAGATGTTGGTAATGCACCAGAACATACGTTTTCAACATCTACTGTTGCTTCTAGACTAATTCCAATAGCATTTGCAGCTGTAACTTTGTTATATGTGGGAACGGAATTACCAGACAAACTATACTGAATGATGTCACCTGTCTTGATACCAGAGTTAACAAAACTTGCACTAGGAGATGATATTGTAGATGCAGCACCAGATGCAGCACTTATAGTAAACTGTGTTGCAACAGGAGCAATCAAATGACCTAGACTTAGGATAGGATCTGCTGTGAATGGATAGTTAGTCATATCATTACTGACTAACTGTTTTACATCATCTATGGCATAGTCTTCCACTTCTGTGATACTTCTATTTGCAGTAACACCGTTGATAAAGAACTCCTCACCTACTTGGAATTGACCAGATACCTGATACAAAGTAAGTTGTGTAGATCCATTTGAAGATGTATAAGCATATCCAGAAGCATTACTGTTTTGTCCAACGACATATGCTGGGAGATTTACAGTCGCTTTTGTGTTTAGTTGTAGATATGTGAATGTCTGAATATCATATAAAGACGATTCAAATATTGTAGAAGAATCTGCATAACCAACATTCTTCAATTTCATATCATATACTCTGGCAACACCGACTTGTTCACCGTTTGGTGTGCCTACAGTAGAAGTTCTTTCGTTGAATAGTTTTACATAAGAACTAGTGCTGACACCAATTAGAGGTGAACCATAGACGTTATTAAGTTCTATCTGTCTACCTACACTGAATGGTAATGACTCGTTAACTATTTTTTGTGTTGTACGAGGTTTGGGAACATCAACAGTCGTAGTGTTAAGTGTTTCTATCTCATATCCCTTAACGTATGCTTTTCCAGGCCCTATAGACAAACACATCAAATCTTCTATCGGTGTATTGCCTTGTTGTGTTAATTGATTAGAATAGTAAGCACCATTATTTCCTATCCTGTCATTTAGACACTCTTTAGGTGATAATGGGAATGGTTTGATATAATAATGACCAGACTCATCAAATGTTCTTCTTGCTAACTCATCACGAATTAGATCATCAACTTTAGTTCCAGATTTTACAAACTTTCTGAGAATACCATTTTCAATTCTCATCAACTCTACAAAGTTCTCATCATTTAGATCAGTAAGAGACTTCTTGATTAGAGATGTAGAAATCTTGAGTCTATCAGCACCAGGCGCTGCAAAGTTTGAGAATCCTCTTGCATTATCATATAAGTCATTATCTGAGGAAGATGCAGTTACTAATTCTTCTTTGATTAGTAAACCTACTCTGTATGATGGTTTGTTACTGTACTGATCCAAGATAACTGTAGAATCAGCAACAGTTACGAAGAATCCTCTAATGAAATAAACACCAGTAGCTATCTTTGCTGCAGCACCTGTTGCAGTCGCATTTGATATTAATGTTGTTGCAAAACTAGCCCCAGATCTAATACTTGATAGAGAATAATTCATATCCTCTTGTAGTAGTAAGTTCTCTCCGTCTGCAAAACTGTTTCTAGAGAAATCAGAATCACTAGAACTCTGATATTTGATGTATAAAGTATATGCCCCTTTTGTTGATTCTCTATTTGTAATATAAGTTTCTACCTTAGCAGTAACACCACTAGTTTCACCTTTAATTTTTTTACCTATTAAATTCTCTAGGTATATGGATACTGGAATACCTAAGTGACTGTCATCGATTTGAACAGCAGTATACTCAGAATCATAAGCAATCTGGCCTGGAATTACAACAGAACCCTCTTTGAAGAAGTGCTTACCAAATTTTTCAACCTGATTCTGTAGAATCGATTGAAGTGTTGTAAGTTCTCTAGACTGTACAGGTAAACCTGGCTTGAATAGTACCCTCTGATAATTCTTTAACTCATTAAAATCATCAAAGTACGGAGATGAATTTAAGTTGGTATTTTGTGGCATTTGCTTTTAGAACTCCAGCACGATTTTGATGTCTTCTTTTTGACTTGCCGATCTAGGAATCGCAGCCCTGTTATCAATGTAAATTATTTCACCTGATTTAGTATTGAATTCTGCCGATGAAATACCAGCACTAAAACTCATACCAAGTTGATATACTTTATTATTTATTGAGGTACTAACACCGTTATAGTTAGTGTCAACAGAGAGAAGTGAACCAACTACAGATGAACCTTGAACAGTAACTCCATATCCAGCATCAGGAGTTGAAGTGAAAGGAATAATCTTATACCCAGTTTCACTAGATGCAAGACCCATTGGTTGATAATATTTCAACACTCCAGTGACTTTATCCCATGCTGCTACATATCCAACCGCAGTTGATCCTAAACCAACTGTTTGTGTAATTTCAGAGTCAACAGCGTAGGTTGTTGCTGTAGTGACCCCAGTTAATTTCAATGCTTTCAGTCCACTCACCATTGCGGTATCTAGTAATTCTGTACTACTACCAAACACGGTGGGGTTTTTTATTAGTCCAACCCTAGCAAAGTCATTGCCTTCAATTATGTCAGGGTTAGTTTCTAGTGTCTCAAATCTGGAATATAGTAATGCTCTGTATGCTCCTAATTCTCTGTAGATATCATATCCATGTCCACCTTTAGGTGGGATAATCACACTGAACCCAGCAACAGATGTAGTTCCTATTCCTGTATTGGTAAGGTTAGCAAGAACACCCCCAGACTGACTGCCAGGAGCGCCTGGAAAGAATTGTATAGATCCGTGGGTATATCCTTCTCCTCCATCAGTAACAAATACCTCAGATACCTTTCCGAAAGAATCAATCGTAATTGTTGCCTTTCCACCTGATCCATCTCCGAGAATCGGAACATTAGCAAAAGATGTAGAGATCGGTTGATAGTTAGAGCCTCTATCATTAACAACAACAACTTCGATCTTTCCATCTATAGCATTAGCCTTTGTTGCAACAGTCTCGCCTTCGTTGCCCCAGTTTTCGGGCACTGGTATGTATTCAATAGAGTCAAACTTAACGATTTCGGATGGCTTAATCGTATAAAGGTATTTCCAAACGTAACCATCGCCACTAGTGCCAGCTGCCCTTGGTTCAAGGTCAACAAATGTGGGTTGGTCATATGAAGGCCTACCCTTTGAGTTTTCAGGGTCTGATCCATTTTGTAGACAGATGTAAACTTTCAAGTCTTCATTTACTATGTAGTAATTTGAATCGTACAAACTACCTTGTGAAGTAATTGGTGTTAAATTGTAAATATTGTAGTCATGTCTATACATCTCATAGGTGGTGCCTGCAACCCATGATACTTTTCTAACAAGTCTGCGAACATCTTTATCAGTTACCTTCTTCATCGCAATGATAGACTCTTTGATGGAGTACTCTTCCTCAAATCCGTCTAGGGGTGATGGGGTGTCGGTTGCCCATGTGGCAGTACCGCCCGCCTTTGGTTCTATGGAATTGGGTAATCCCATAAAAGCGTAGTATTTGTTAACAGTAGATCCGACTCCGACAAAACTCTTAACAAAAGTCTCGGCATTTAAAATTCTAAACTGTTCGGATATTATGGCAGGCATTTTAAAAAACTAGTCTTTTTGTTTTATTTAGTGGTTAAGTTAATGGTTTGGTTCTAGAAACCACGGCAGCAGTAGATAATCCTACGTTTCCGTTCATAGTATTGACTAGGAAATTAGTTGGATTACCAGCACCACGATTCTGATAACCAAAGAATTTACCCCAACTATATTTACCCCAGAAGGTATCCATGTTTGATGTTACACCGAGACCAACTTGGATTGTATTATTTCCATAAGGTGTTGGGCCAGGTAAGAAAGCACATGTAACAGTAGCAAGTCCAGAGATTGCATCACCAACAGTCACTTCTTCTACTCTGAATACACCACCAAGATAATCACCAGAAGTTACCATACCAACAGTTTGGTTTGAACCACTTGAGGTCGTAATACCAGTCAGTGCATGGCCAACAACTAGAGAACTATCATAGATGGTGAAGAAATCACCTTTCTGAAGTCCAGTATATTCAACTCCTAGTGCGTTCAAGGAAGAATAACCATAACCTAAGTTTGAGTTATCGTTATACTGTGACTTGAGTGTAAATGCTAATCTAGGTAGTACACCAGCAGTGCCAGGTAGCCATGTATTTATTCCTACAATATCGCCAAAGTCTCCGACTGCGTTGACAGAGAATATATCTTCCTTCTTAGTCCTATCTGCTTCGACTATTACTGGAGGATTACTACCAACTTCATAACCAAATCCACCATCAGTGATACTAACACTTGTGATAACACCAGCAGTCACGGATGCAGTTGCAGTCGCTCTGTTGATTACTGGATCTGCATAGAAAGTAGTTGTTCCTGATCCAATTGTGATAACTCTTCTACTTGAGAAATCTCCGTATGGAGTATCTACTAAGTCACGAATCTGATTAGGATGACTTATGGTTCTTAGGTTCCAATTAGCAAGATCAAATGAGTAGTATAGTTGACCTACTGTAGAAATACCAATATACAAGTTATCAAAGAACTTAATCTTAGCAAAGTCAAACGTAGCAGGGTGTTGTGTTCCAGCTGGTAACTGTTGACTCCAAGGTTGCCAGAAGTTCTTATTGGTTGAAATACCAATCGTACCACTATCACCAACAACAATGAATTTATTACCGTCATAGATGATATCATTCAAGTCAAAGTTAGTGTTACTTGTTTTATCTCCCCATCCTGTTCCATCAGTTGAAGCAAGAATAACACCACCATTACCAACTGCAATGAATTCTGACTGACCATAACATATCGCATTTAATTGTTGGAAAGTTCCTGAGTATTGACTGAACGCAGCTCCTGTTGTAAGACCAACAGCAGTAAAGATTGATCCACCAGCACCAACAGAAACCCATGTATTTCTAGTTCCTTCCCAAATAGTATCTTGGAAGTTACCTTCATATGTACTGTCTAGTGTTTGAACTTGACCAATAGCAGGTATTTGTCTCTGTTCTAGTAGATCTATTGGAGTCCATGTACTGATACTGTTACCAATCGAAACTGCTCTTGCCATAGATCCAAAGTCACCAACTGCCATAATATGAACATCAACAGTTCCACTATTACCAACACCAACTCCGTTGAATGTTATAGTTCCACCAAATCCAATTCTACCTCTCTCCCAGAATGTTCCACTCTTAGTATTGATATAGAAACTGCTTGCACCAACAGCTACATATGGATCTTCTTTTGTAATTGCTCTGAACTCTACAGACGATGTAATACCAGTAATCGCATCGAACTCCCATGCAGATATTGGATCTTTACGTCCTATCAATGCACTTGATATTGCAACAGTAGGATTAGTTAGATTTGCATATCCAGTTCCACCATCACTTATAGTCAAAGATGAAATACTGGATGATGTGGAAACTAGAGATGTTATGATTCCAGGCTGAATAGTCAAGTCCTCAAATATTTGGATATTTCTTTCAGACTGTATTAATTTGTCTATAGCATTGAATACTGGGAAAGCATTATTGACATAGAAACTATCGTCTAGTTGACCAACATTTTTAATGATTCTGGTTGTTGGTAAAACTCTACTCTTCAATGCTGGTCTAGACTTAGGAATTAGAACACCAGAAAGAACTTGATCTTTTCTCTGTTTCTCCCATGAAAGAGGTCTTTCTGCATCCTGAGCAGTGTTGACTCCAATACTGTTGTAAGAGAATGTTTCTAATACATCAGAAGCAACAATTCTCTTAGTTGTTCTATCAAACTGATCTGTGTCAAGTGGATCAAGTCTATTTTCATTAATCCTTACAATATCACCAGGCTTGACTGATGCTACTGGTTCTACAGTTTCGACATCTCTCTTAGATCCTCTGAAGTAGAATACAGAACACTTGGAGTTAGCCTTAGGTGCTTCAGTAAAGATTACTCTACTACCTTTGAATGTGTAAGATGAAACTGGAGTTTGTAAAATATCATTGATGTAGATAAAGATATTATTACTAATATCCATATCACTACCAGGCAGAGTCTTAAGACTAAGGATCTCTGTTACACCACTAGTTGTTACAGATAAAGTAAACTTCTTACGAATGTCATTAAAGAATGGTGCAATATCATCAAACAAGATGAATTGGCCTGGATAGAATCCAGAGAATTTATCATTCTCAAGTTCTTGTACTTTCAATGTAAATTCTGTGTTAACACCTACTCTTGGGTCTGTAACAATACCACTGACTGTGAGTACATCGTCAACCTTGTAAGCAATTCCTTCCTCAGTAAGGTTAAACTCACTAATATTACCATCTACATTGATGCGGAAATCAATCACTGCATCTGTTCCAAGACCAGTAGAACCAGAAACATATTCTAGATCAGTATTGAAGTATGGATTCGGAGCAGCAATGTCAAGGTAAACTGGTTTATCCAATCTACCACCTCTCTTGAAGAGAGCTTTTTCTGTTGTAACACCAGCGTTGACTCTGAAGGTTGCAGCATCTAATTTCTCTATTACATCAAATCCAGAGAATCCTTTTTCGATAGATGATGCAATTCTCTTACCCTGTTGTGAAATTCCAGCTCTAGCATAGTTGTGATCCACAGTTGAAATACCAACATTAACAACATATGTCTTACTGTCAATAATCTTATCAACAAATGTACCACCAGCGGCAAAATCTTGACCACTGAGTGAGTTGTTTCTAAGTCTAGGTGCAAGTATGACACCTTGAATCTTACCACCAGAGTTATAGAAACTAGGTGTGGTAGATGGGCCTACCTGAGTTTCAATCTGAGTATTATTGATAACTCTAGTAATCAGTGAACCATTGTAATAAGGATCTCCGCCTTTTGGATAGAATTGTTTTGTGGCATAGTTGTCTTGTGAACAGGAGAATAAGATACCCTCAGTTTTCAACTTAACATTTCTACCTACTCCAGCAGCAGTTGTAATACCATGAACTGATGGTAAGAACATAGTCATGATACCAATAGACTCATGGTAATCTGCATGGTTAATATTGTATTCTACTCTGGTAGAAACTCCGACGTTAACAACTACATTATTAGATGTTACTGATATTGGGTATAATGAAGTATTGTGTGCAGGGTCTGTGGTTCTAGGATATGCGTGTTCAGTAGCGTTCTGATCCATGTCACATGTGTACACGAATCCATTTGTTGCCAATCCAATAGCTGTTGTAGTTGACAATCCATGAGATGAATCAGTCGTCATAGTCACTAATCCACTGTTAGGATCATATGTGGCATTAGTTACATTGAACTTGATTCTTGATGTGATACCTACATTAATTGTGAATGTATCTATAGTTGAAGTTACAATGCCGACCTCTACATTGTGTATAGGATCAGTGATTCTAGGATATGTGTGATCTGTTGCATAGTTGTCCTGAGAACATCTCCATGTATAGGAGTCTGTTGCAAGACCTATTGTGTCTCTAGCAACTAACATTGAATCTAGGTCTGCGTTCTCGAATGTGTGTATGTAATTACCGCCACTGATAACAGAGTTGGCATTTGCAGAAACAAAGATGTGTGCTGATTGGTTAGATGACTTACCTACGTCCAGAGTAATTGTGGTATCTGTAGTAGAAGTAATCTTAACAGCAGTATTGTAAGCAGGATCTGGGCCAGATATGCCAGATTTCCTTGGGTAATAGTGGAATGACGCATGATTATCTAAAGCACAAGTAAATTTGAATCCATTTGTTTTAAGTTTTACAGAGGTTCCTTTTTGTAGTGTATGTGATCCAATGTCTACAGTCATCAATCCAGTGAAAGGATCATATGATCCACTTGTGGGACTATGGTAGACAAGGGGTGAGGTTCCTACGTTTACAGAGAAATTATCAAGGTCAACAGTTGTGACTGATAACCATTGTTGATCTGATGGATCTTTTCTTCTTGGATAACTCTTGATAGTTTTCCTTTGATCCATTTGGCATCTGAATCTAATGGAATCTCTCTTGAATGTAACTCTGTTACCAGTTGTCAATCCGTGATTAGCAGAAGTAACTGTCATGATACCACTACCAGCATCATAAGTTGCAAACGTAACTATCTTATCATCTAATGCACCATTGAAACCATGAACATTAGAGAACACAGTCATAATACCTGTGCTTGCAGTGTAGGCTGCAGTAGTGATTGCAGAGTTTACAATCGTTGATACACCAACATTGATTGTAATTGTAGTTGCTGAAGTAGATCCAATACCAACAGAAACATTACCACCTATAGGATCATCAGGACGAGGATATGCGTGTTCTGTTGCAAAATTATCTCTAGCACATGTAAAGTTGATAGATGCAGTATTGATACCAACAGTGTCTCTAGCCTTCTTAAGACCACCAGTGGTTGCACTCTGGAACCAATGTGTATTTACAACAGTAGATACACCAACAAATACAGAGAAGGTATTCACACCAACATTATAAATTGGCAACCACTCATTCAAATACGGATCAGAATATCTTGGATATGCCTTATCAGCAACGTATCCATCTTTATCACATTTGAATGTAATTGATTCTAAGTCAAACTTGACATATTCACCAGAAACGAAACCATGATTCGCAATGGTTGGTTCTAGTACACCAGTACTAGCATTATAAGTTGCCGTCGAAATTGTATGAGCTGACTCATTGATGTATGAGTGTCCAGCACCGACATTAAGTATAAGTTCACCTGTACCAGCATTGTATGTCGATGTTGATATGGAACGTTCTTCAATTGTAGATACACCAACCCTCACTTCAAAGGTGTTTGTTGTTGCAGAAACGATTCCAAGATTAGTATTGTATGCTGGGTCTGTATTACGAGGATAGGCATGTTCAGTTGCATAGTTATCCTTAGCACACTTGAATGTCAATGCACCCTCTGCTATTTGTATCTGTGTTGATGGTCTCTCTACACCATTTGTATTTGCAGAAACAAAAACATAAGGAGTATAATCTCCACCACCAGTAATAACTGCATCAGTTCCAATACCAGATAAACTATATGGATAATCACCACCAGAGATAACTGCCTCAACAGCAACACCCTGATTAGGAACAAATTGGTATATGTTTGCTCCACCAGTAGCTCCCACATCAACTGTAAAGGTTGTACCAGCAGAACCCACAATCTCTACTGGTTTATCGTAGTATGGGTCACTTGTTCTTGGATAGAAGTGATTAGTTTGATATCCATCCTGTTCACATTTGAATACAACAGATCCAGGCTTGAACTTAATAGATTCTCCAACTTGGAAATTATGCAACCTTTCAACAGAAACGGTCATAATACCTGACGCTGGAGTGTAATCAGCGAATCTTATGTTATACTTGACAATAGTTGAGATACCAGCGTTGACTGTAATAGTGGTTCCAGCTATACCTATGATTGGGACAGCAGTATTGTAAGTTGGATCTTTTGATCTTGGATAATATTTTGTTACAGTATTTTGGTCAGCAGTACATGTAAATCCTAATGAATTGGGTCTAAACTTGATACTTTGTCCAGCCATCAAATCATGAGTTCCAATACTCATAGTCATAACACCCACAGAAGGTGTGTAGTCCGCTCCAGATACTGTGTAATCTACTCTAGTAGTAATACCAGCAAAGACCTCAAAAGTGTCTGATGTCTTGTTTGAGATAGGTATCCAACTATCACTGATTGGATCTGTAGATCTTGGATAGTATTTGGTTGATGTAAATGCGTCTAATGAACACTTCCAACCAATAGAACCATCTGCAATTTTAACCTGATCGCCATTTGAGAAACCATGACTAGGAATAGTCACAGTCATAATACCCACAATTGGGTTGTAATTTGCAGTTGTGATTGAATGTTGACTAGGCCCAGATAAACCATGATTCGCAATAGTCAAAACTAGTGAACCAGTGCTAGGAGTATAGTCAGCATTTGTTGGGGTGGTTGTTCCACCACCAACTACAGTAATACCATTGGGAGTTGTTTTTGCAGGGACAAAGGTGTGTGCATAATCACCACCAACCTTGATTGTTTTTTCTTTAGAACTTACATAAGTGTGTGCATAGTCTCCACCAGAGAATGTTGATGTTGCAGTTGCACTGTAGAAAGCATGTAAGAAAGGTCCTCCAGTTAGTAAAGCACCTTCGGTTGCACGAACAAAAGTATGGTCATAATCACCACCATATACCAACGCACCATTGATTGCCTCTTCAAATCTATGAACATATTGATTCTTAACACGAGATATACCAACATCTATTGCAAGTGCAGTGCCAGCATAACCTGTGATAGGTAGAGAAGTATCATATGCAGTTGACCTACTTCTTGGATAGTAATGATCTCTTGCACCATTGTCTATAGCACAGGTAAATGCAAGACCAGATAGTATCACATCTTTACCTACCTTGTACCCATGAGGTGCGGCAGTGGTTACAGTTAGAACTCCAGTTATATTATCATATAATGCACTAGAAACTCCTAGTGCAGGGTCATAGTCGCAAGTAAAGGCAATACCAGAAAGTATTACACAATCATCTTCTGTAAGATTGTGATTCTTTCTTGTAGTTACAGTTGCAATACCAGATGTTTCATCATACTCAACATGACCAACTTGAACGGAAGGAGCACTTGTGAATGTAACTGCAACACCAGTAACATTAACAAAGTCATCAGTTTCTAAACCATGACCATCAAAAGGTATGAACGAACCAATTCCAGCATATGCAGTGTGTATGCCTGTTGTGGTCATTGCAGCACCAATATTCACACTAAAGTTAAATGCACTTATGATTCCTGTAACACCAAAATATCTTTGTGAATCTGATGGGAATGTAATATCACCAATGCCTGTTTGGAATTTAATACCAGCTAATTTAACAACATTTGCAGTTGTCAATCCATGAGCAGTATTACAACTGATTGTTGCAATACCAGAGAATGACTCATAAAGTACTTCTCCAATGTCAATTGATGCACCAGTTGTTTGACCTATTGCAGTAACAGTGGTGATTCCCTCAGAAGGAGTGTCACTGAGGTATTGAATAGTTCTAGGTGCAAAGAAACCAGTTCCACCTTCTACAATACTAAAGTCTGTTATGATACCAGCTTCTGCTCTGTTTACAACACCACCACTCACATAATCATGTTCAAATGTAGAGATACCAACAAACGTTCTGAATGTATTTGCAGTGTGACCAGTTAATACATCAAAACCAGTTACGTTTCTACCTTCTAAGATTGCAGTATCAACGCCTGCTTGCACCAATCCCCCGCTAACATAGGTTAATGGTTGCGTACTAACACCACAATCTATTAATACGTTAAGATTATCAATGACATCTACAATTGGATATGCGTCTTCTCTGAAAGTAAATGTAGATATTCCTTCGGTAACTTGAACCTGTTTTATAAGTAAATTTCTACTTCTATTTCTTCCTGTTCCAATATAATGACCACCTGTTACACCAATAGTTGTAATACCAGTGATATAGTCGTATCCAAAGGTATTGATATTCCTTAGTGCTGATACTGGGGTGAATGTGAATCCAGCACCTGTGACTCTTACCCTATCACCTTCTACAAATCCATGAGAGTTGGCGGTAAAAGTACAGATACCAGCAATATGGTTGTAATCTGCTGTAGAAATTGCAACTGCACTACCAGATGATGTTCCTAAAACTGCACCAATACTTGCACCATATCCTTGAGAAGATCTTACAGTAATTTCTGGTAACTCTCTATATCCTTGTCCCTTTCCTGTTAACTGAATAGTCTCAAGACTACCAGTTGACCCTACACCTACTCTTGCAGAAGCTTTAATTGGCAAGTAGTATCCAGAACCTGTTTGTAGGCCCACTTTATTGATTCTACCAGCTCTAGGAACTCCACTTAAAAAGTTAATCTTATTATCATCTGCATCAATTACTTCAAAATCTAAGCCAGGAGTTTGAACAACATTATTGATTAATATGAATGGATTATTATTGATATCTACGCCTGTGTTGACACTATTGTAAAGAGCAGTAACTACACCTAAGTTTTCTGTTAGTGTAAATTGTGTGCCTGCAATACCTGTAAATTCTAAGGATATATCATCAAGAATTACGTTTTTATCTTTCTCATCAAATGGATCTAATTTTCTAGAGAATAATCTACCAGAGAAAGAAGAACTTGTTTTTAATCCAGCAGGTCCTGCATTACCATAAGGTGCATCTGTAAAGAATATATTATCGTCTACAATATTGTAATCACCAGAAAATATTGAAGAAAGTCCAGTGCCATGACTTGTAGCAATACTACCAAAAGCACCTCTCTCCACAACAACCTGTGAACTAGTGGTTGTACTGAATACTGGGTAATACCCAACACCAGAGTTAAAGATAATAACCTGAGATATTGTACCGACACCACTGATTATAGGGTAAAACACACCTTCTGTTTGAGGTGTTGCTGTACCTTCAATAGTAATCTTTGGGGGGTCTGTTTTAGCATACCCTGACCCACCGTCTAAAACTTCAATTTGGCTAACACCATACGATGAATTAAAAGACGGTCTGAATAGAGCTCCTTCTCCTGGCGTTTCTCTAGTAGACATTTATTCCTTAAATGATGTTAATAGAACTACTGCAATAGACTCTGGTAACTCCAGTGCTATCACGGACGATACTAAACGTGAGTATATCGTCATTTGCAGTGGAAGGCGGGGGATTACCACCGACCCACTTAACTCCAGTTGCAATAGGAGAACCGTTTACAGTGCAAGCATCACCGTAAGTGTATCCTACTCCAGCATTGTTGATAAGAGTTACTGTGGTTGCCTTACTGTTTTGACCACTGACATTTGTAAATGCCCATGAAGTAACTGATGTAGAAAGTCCACCCAATACAACAGATCCTTGTGAAACGTCAACTGTGAATGTACCACCAGCACTTACACTGAACGTGTCACTAAAGTTTCCTAAAACCTTCTCTGTGATGTCAGAGTTAAAGTTTACCTGATCCATCAGGGTACTTGCACCACTGACTAAAATATCACCCTGTACATCTAATCGACATGTAGGAGCGGTAGAACCAATACCAGTGTACGCTTCATTAGTAACGACAAATGACTTAGAATCAGTTACTGCTGCATCGGATACTCGTAATCCTTGTCCATTACCTTTAGCAACTGCCCAAATAGTTGGTCTTTCATTCGAGAATGATGCAACTTCTAGTTGTGAAGTAGGTAACGATGTTCCAATGCCGACCATACCGTCTGCTTTGATTCTGAACATTGTTGTTGCAGTTCCAACCTCAATAGGGCCATCTGCAATCGCACCAGGCTGTTGAATTGTAATCTTACCAACATCTGCATAACTTGTTGTAACAACACCAGATGTATTGATATCAATGTTATCTGTAACACTGGATGCAAGACCAGCAAGAACAGAGGTTGACGCAATACCACAGTTAGTGGAATACCCAGCAGTGCTAGCAAAAGAAACAAAACTTACAAGGTTAGTACCATCTCCGAAAATATCATATATCTCGTTAAAGTTATTATTAATCTTAATAGTCCCTGCCAATAGGGTATCGCCCGTCCCGTCATTCGGAGCCGAACCTGTACTAATCCCTTGTTTAGACATTACTTAAAAACGTTTTTTCTTTATTTATAGTTAATATGGAGGGTTATCATCCATAGTGACACTTGTATCGTCAATTCTAATAACAGAAGAGTTAGATCTGTTGGTATCATAGTAGAAAGCAGTAGCTACTGTATTTCTAGCAATAGCGGTCTTTGCCTGTGCAAATGTAGTGTCACCAATTTGTTTTACCTTCAGTAATTCATCATCTAATTTAATAATATCACCTTTGGTTATAGAACCTAAACCAACTGAGACATTCACCCCTTGGTCTGATTCACTAACTGAGTCAGCTATAACCACATTTAACTTCTTGTTCTTAATAGGAGTTTGAATAATATTGTCAATCAAAATCAAAGCCTGTTTATTTGGATCTTGAACTTTAAGAACATGAGTTCCAGTTCCCAAACTAGTAAATGTAAATGGAAGTGAAGTTGAGAATCCAGATATTCTGAATTTAACATCATCTAATTTTTGAATGAACAATTCATCAGGCATAACACTTGTTCCACACTCCACAGGAGTTAATTCAATATTGTTGCCTGGGGTAGCACCACCGATGTATGTGCCTGCAATGGATATTGTGTTTGTAACAGCATACCCAGTTCCACCAGTCACGACTTCAACAGTAGAAATATCTAAGTTAGCATCTCTAGTAACATTGAATGTTGCACCACTACCACCACCATTATTTGTCGATGGAACATTAGAATATGTACCTTGACTTCCGATTCTTGATCCTGTTGTTTTAGTAACAGGGAATAACAAATCATTAGCTGGTGATGCACCACCAAGGAATGTACCAGCAATACCTACAGTATCACCAACAATGTAACCACCTCCACCAACAGTTAGAGTTATTGCAGTTGATATACATTGACCTGTAGTTGGATCAAAGTCAAACTTAACTTGGAATCTAGCACCAGTTCCAGTTGTGGTAAAGCCTGGAACACCACCTTCTGCATTTCCAAATCCATATAATCTAAAGATTGAGCCTGGAGGATTCTCTGTTACAGCAATTCCTGTTACTGGGCCTGGAATTTGTTGGTTATATCCATTTTCAAATAGTGAACTTCCACCCACACCAGCAGTTACAACAGACATAACAATGTCCTTATCTCCTGTAGTATGAGATGTAGTTGCAATACCAATCTTAGCACCACCCTGAGTATCTAATTTTACAGCCTGTCCAGTCTGGAAGTTATGATTCTGAATACTGAGTAAGTTAAGTCCAAGATCAACATTAGCAGTTGCAGCAGCATTGTATGTTTTCTTGAATACAGGTTCACCACCAACTGTAAGTCCGAACTGTTTACTACCAACCAGTGTTCCTGTTCTATCGTGTGATCCATTGAAACCAGAGGAAATATCATCAAGATTCAAAACCTTGTTGGTCTTGTTCATAATGAAACTCTTAATGGGTCTACCTTCTGGGAAGAATATTCTTTGTACAGATCCATCTGGTAATGCGTCATCTTCAGTTACCATGGCAAAGTTATCTCTCTTACCCATGTATATCTCATTATCGATATTGAGGATGAGATCAACTTTAGTATCTACTGCCTGAACCTTCATGTTAGTAGACTTAGCGATTCCTACAGTAGCAGTATTAGCAATAGGATCACTCTCTATGATGAGATCCGAGAACTCTAAGAAACCTGATGGGTGAACAATAGATCTTACAGGTTCTTTCCATGTGGTATATGGTAACTTACTCTTGATTGAATATGAGAACTTCTGGAAGTAGAAGTTGTCGGATAGTCTTTGGCTGAAGTCATTAAGAATACCGACATTCATGTCGTTCTTAGAAACTTTGTCTCTAGTAGATCCTAGTGTAGTTCTAACACTAAATCTGTTTACATCTCTTACACGACCATTCAACTTAGATATCTGACCGAATAGATTATCTCCAGATCTTAGAGTTCCTATTGTATCTCTCAATCTAAGTTGACTAATATTGACATTCCAACCATTCTCAGCAACAAATCCTTCAAACTTAGATGATGTTACTTTTTCACCAGATAAAAACTTAGCATCATTGATGATTGTCATATTGAACTTCGCCATATCGTTGAAGTTGACAATAGAACCTAATGTAAAGTCATCATCATATGTACCCAATGTGACAGTAGAAATGCCAGGAGCATTTTCCATACTGAACGTGACAGTGGCATTTGAAGTGCTTACACCAGTGACATCATAGAATGAGAAGTCATAATCGGCAGAGTTAAAGTTACCCTGTCCAGCAAGAATTGAATCTGGTTTAAGTCTGCAATTCTCAACAAATACTTTATCACCTATAGCAAATGGTAACTTAGTTTCTGTAGATCCAAATCCAGTAGTTACTGGAATATTGAACTGTGCATCCAAAAGAAGTTCAACTGTGACATCTGTACCACTATGAGATACGGCATCAATGTCATAACCATTGGAGTTATTAGTTGTAATAATACTAAGTGGTTCACTGAACTCAAAAGCATTTTGAATAATATCAACTTTATCTACAGATCCACCTGATACAGTTGCAGAAATTTGTACACTGTCATTACCACGAACTGCAAGTGTAGGAGCTTGATTGTACCTTGTACCACCGTCTACCACTTGGATCTCATCCATTCGTGCAATACCACTTACGTCAACAATGGCAGGGACACTTAGGAATGGTAGAAGTGTAGGATCAGTTGGATAATCAAATCCATCTTTAATCCTTTCTATAATATCAATCTTACCAATATCAGGAGATGAAACTTTTACAATAGCATCTTGACCCTGTGTGCTTGCAAAACCAATAACTCTAGGTAGGATAGTATATCCCTTGCCTGGGAAATTAATCTTAGTAGAGTTGATAGGGCCTCTTGCATTTGGAGACTGAGTGCTATATGTGATTGTACTTACACCAGCTCTTGATATAACTTTTTGTGGTTCAAGAGGTTTTTCTATTAGGTTGAAACTGAATGAAGTATCACTAGACTTGATAATCGAGTGATCTGTCTTAAGAACAACATTCTTGAAAGTAATGTTATTTCTACCAGTAACTTCTGCATCAGATGTTCCATATAACTTTCTAGCATCAGAAGGAACAACAGGAATTAAATTATAGAATGATTTACTTGGCCAACCAGTTGTTCTGATAGTTACTGTGGCATCTACATTTCCAGAAATGCCATCTCTAGAAATATTGAATCCAGTATCGTTTGTACCATTGACATCAAGTTTTTCTCTGAATGATGAATCTTCAAAGAAGTCAAGTCTCATATCCAATAGACTTTGATCAGATACATCAAATGTAACTGTATTACCACTAGTGAACTCTAGAGGTGGATTGATCTTAGCAAGGTAACTTAAATTATTAGCAGATGCTTCAGTTACAGTAGATATCGATACTATGTTAGCCTCAAGTACGTCTGACTTGTACTTACATAGTTTGATTGCATCAGTGTTTAATCTAAGAACAAAGTATGTCTCATTATTCACCAAACCATCAATTGTATTTCCGCCATTATAAAATACAACCTTATCACCACTTTGTAGAGATTCATCTGGTATTGTAATTTCAGTCAAGTCTGATGAGAAGGCAGATACCGCAAATCCTATTTTACCTGTAGTAACTTTAGCAAGAACTGGATCATATCTTATTTCAGTTGTTTCGGTTGATTGTGGTATAGCATCTAGTGTTACTATGTCACCAGTTAGCAATCCGTGAGCAGAAGTAAGTCCTACATCACCAAAGAACCTTTCTACCTTTGTAGTTACTTTGGGGAAGTTAGTAGTAAAGGATTGTGCAAACCCAGAGTTGGATGCTACTTCGTAGAACCATATTGCATCTCCAGTTGTAGGAATACCAGTAGTTGATAATCCAATGAAGTCTGGTTCAAAATTTATTGCATATACGTCACTCTGATCAATAAGAACTTCTGTACCAACACCAGATGTTGCACCAGCAGATACCTTCGCCCATACAAGTGAAGTTCCACCAATACCCATGTTATAAGTCAATTTCTGGCCAGTAAAGAAGGTATGATCTTTAATGTAAATTCTCTGTTGAGGAACGAACCTATTCTCAACTGTTTGCACTGTGCTTAACCCAGTAAGAGGTAAAGTATAGTGTATTCCAGTAGAACCAACACCAACTGTCTGTTGAGGGTTGAAGAAGACGACTTTGTTCTCAAAAGTAAATCTGGTTATGGTTGAGAAACCAACTGGGAAAGTAAACTTGGTTGGTTTTAAATTAACGTTGTTTGTTCCAGCCGCATGAGTCATTGCAGCACCAACAAAGTTTTCTCTGTTTACAAACAGTCTATTGAACTGAGAATCAATGGCAGTGATAGTAAGTGACTCAGTTCCAATTCCAATGATGTCATTTGTTTCAAATCCTGTTACATCAGTAACAAAGATAGAAGTGTTTACACCAGTTGCAGTTACATTGTCTAAGTACTGAGAAAGACCAACTGATCTTTGTTTAACATTGACTTTTTTAGGTCCGTTGAACTCTGCAAAGGAAGAAGTGCTAATACCACTAAGAATTAGTGTTTCTTGATCTGCAACTCCATGTGGAAAACTTGTAATACCAGTAATAGTGTTTTTTGTCTTTACAATCTCTGTATTAGCGAAAGTAGAGACTCCGATCTGCACTGAGGTGACAGGTTTACCTAAAACAGATCCAACTACGATATTTGCTCCACTTCCATTGGTTCCTGTGTTGTCTAGAGTCAATGTATCGTCAACTTTGTATCCATCACCTCTAGAGAAGATAGTTACAGAAGAAATACCAGAACTCTTAGTCTTGATGACTTCAAATTCTTGTTTTAGGGCATCTTTAACATCGTCAATCAATTCATAGTCAGAATTACCAAATGAGAGAGAATATGGAGCTACGTTTCTTGTAAGTTCTCTAGATGATATGTCAATATCCTGATTGAAGAAAGTTACGAAGTTTTCTTCGATAGGAGTGTCTTTAAATGAACCACCAAGCAGATATGGGAATTTTGGTTTAGCAACACCACTAGAATCAACATCTACACTGTAGAAGTAAGCATATACACCATCTGGGTACTGTGGAGTCACACAATAACGTCCACCATGCACGTCTAGGTCGCCTGAGTTGTCAAAAAGGTAATCATTGGTAAAGTATCCAAAAGCAAAGCCAGGTGGTCTTAAACCTGATCTAAGAGTCGTATCAAGAATGTATCCTGACTGCAATCTCTTGATTGCCCCTCCTGTTGCGTTCTGATATCCATAAGGACCGTAAATTGGGTTGCCGTCATAAGCAAATCCAAGTATAGGTGAGTGGAAAGCATTTGGTGTCTCTAGATTAGCAGAGTCAATGTTGTCTCCAAGTTGGAATCTAAGTTTTTGTGGAGGATAGATACCAATTGTCTGTAATTGGAAAGCAGGGTTCGTACTTGGCTTGGTAAGTAGAGAATCTTCGTTACTGATGATGGCATCATTCTTCTGAACTTGATTTATCTTCCACTCTTTTACATCTGCTATGAATTTAGCAGATTTACCTCTGTTTTGTAAAGTTAGAGTTGTATCACTTGAGTTATAACTGATACCACCGTCAAGAATAGTAACACCACTAATTTTATCCCCAGTAATGATTGGTTTTACGTCTGCAAAGCTACCAGTAGGACTTGTGATGATAATATCGGAGTCTTCACGGTATCCTTTACCAGAGGCGAGTATCTGAACATCTACTATCGATCCATCAATGATGATTGGCTTCAAAAGAGCGTTAAAGACAACAGTTGAGATACCAACATCGGGTCTTCTATGGAAATCCATGATATTAGTGCAACCATAACCAATACCACCTTCTTCTAAGTAAACACTCTCAATACTTCCCAACACTAGAGGGTCAAGCTCAGGTTTGATGACAGTTGTGCTACCAATAGCAGATAAACTTTCTACGTTTACTACTATAGGAGGATATTTTATAGTATGTTTTCCAGATCCGATTCCACGAATTACGACTGATTTATTTTTGTTATAATTCTTTAAATTTCTTTGTGAGGAAACACCAACATCACATAATCTGAATCTATTACTGTCAATTTTCTTAATAGCGTACTGTGTGCTTGTAGAAAGACCATTTGCAACTGTTCCATCAGTAGAGTATTCTACTATTTCTCCATTATGGAAATTATGGTTGTATGCTAGTATGTAATCATCAGATGTGCTAATACCAGACTGTGTATCTCCGTTTGTTGGTCTACCCTGAACAACTACCTTCTTATTTGAGTATCCTGAACCAGAGTTTTTAACATAAATCTTGGTTATGGTATTTTTAGCATTGAGTGAAGTAAACTTATGGAAACCAAAACTGATATTACCAATATCAACGGTGTTGATACCAGCTTTAGCATCTTCTGGTGTTTTATGTAACTTAATTTTCTTATCATTGATTACACCAGCGAAATAAGTTGCACCATCAGTGACGTTAACAATAGGAGTGTTACCTCTAGAGTCATATACGATACCTTCACCTATTTCAAAGTTATGTCTTTCTGGAAAAGTGATACTTTCATCAAATGTGTCAACAGCTGATCCATCTGCTTTGAAATTGGCAACAATGCTTCCTCTAACTAGATTAGACTCAAGGACGGCACCAGTTCCGTTACCACCTTCAACAGTAATCTTGGGTTTTTCTTGATATCCGATGCCAGGAGCAACCAACTTAACTTCTCTGAATGATCCAGATACGTTAGCATAAGCAACACCACCACTACCTTGTGCGTCGTTAATGACGAGTGGAGGTCCTGTGATAACATCATAATCTTTGCCTGGATTGGTGACTGTAATCTCTGTAATATCACCGTGGAAGATCTGTTCATCAAAAACGGTAGGTGGGAAGACCTCAACACCGTTTGCCATCAATCCTACGGCTCTGTTATTGACTATTCTTTCATTTGGATCGTCAAAAAGATTTTTTTGTTTGTAGAAAGGATACTTTCTAAGAATCTTCTGGTTCTTGAGTGTTTTGTTCTCCCAACCAGACTTGTAGATGTACTGACCAGGCGTTCCTGTTCTAACAGCAATGTATTTCTTAGCAAATACGTCAGATCCACTAAATGAAAGATAAAACTCAGTTTGGTTGATTGCAGTTACAAAGTATATACCAGTATTGATTCCACTATTGGTTGTGTTATCCCAATAGATCTTATCTCCAGTTACATAGTTGTGATTTAGGAGCGTACCAGCGGATGCTGCAGGGTCGAAGGCGGGGTCAAACGATTGAATGGTATAAGTAAACCCACCGCCGTTCAAAGGTGTCCCAGAACCGTCTACAACCTCTGTTGTACTGGTTTTTACAAATACTTTATTGTCAGTTGCAAAAATAGGGTAGTTTGGTAAACCAGAAGAAGCGATGTAGAAGAATTCTTCTGACTTATCAAGGTAACTATTCTGTACACCAACAGGAAACGCATCTACACCTGTAAAGTAATTAGAATTATGTTCTGCCTTTGTAACAGTCTTTGTAATTGTAATTGCATTAGCTGGAAGTGTAGTAGCTGTCTGAACAACGATAGTATTAGCGTAAACTTTAGAGAGATTGGTTGCATCATACTCAATATCTTTGATAGTGACTGTTGATGAATCTCCAAATTGGTTTTTAACAATTAATATCTCATCAACGTAGAAAACAACTGCATCAAATAAAACAATTCTGAAAGTATTGACGTTTACTTGGTTTACAGAAGCAATATTGTGAGTAGATGGTATGTTGTAAATCCAATTATTGAATTGTGGCGAATCTCCTAAGTCTCTACCGAAAGAAAGTAACTTAAGACTATCACCAACTTGCATATTGGTAGATTCACTTGTATCAACTTCATCAATAACATTAACAAGTCTGAATTCCATCAATGATGTCTGTCCGAATCCAGCATAAGCATATGCAAGCTTGTTTTCTAGAACATCAGCACCAAAAACTAATGATGTAGTAACACCAGATACTCCTAAGAACTGGTTTACTGTTTTGTCAGTGTAACTAAAGGTTAAAAAGTTAGCACCTTCTCTAGGTCTTACTAATAGTGTTCCACTTTGACCAAATCCAACTGTAGAGTCAACTACAATACTGGTAGAGTTCTCTGCTGTGATTTCTAATGCCTTTGTTTTACCAGGCACAGAGAATGTACCATCAAATGATGTAGAGTCAAGAGACATCTCGTAGAAGTCAACCTGATTGATTGGTCTGTACTCAACATTGTAGATAGAAGCACTTACAGTACCAATACCACTAACGTCTTGATACAAGAAGTTACCAATAGACTCTAGAGGTTGTGCAGCTGGAGTTAAGTTCTCAAGTAGAACGTGTTTAGTTTTGAAATATACGTTTGCAGAAGGTACGATTGTTTGTTCAATCGGTTTTAAGAGTTCAATGTCTTCACCGTAGAGAAGTTTGAAAAGAATCTGATATGAAGAGTCAGTTCCCTTTGACATATAGAAGTCTTTTGCCCTAGTCAGGATGTTTGTGATAGATGTTCCAGTTATGAAACTTCTATTTTCAAATCCAGGCAAGAACTCTTCTTTGAACTTGGTGAAAAATGTTTGTAAGAAAAGATTACTTAAGTTAGTAACTACAGATCCAGATACATGCTGTGCAGCATTGGAGGATTGGAAGTTTAAGAACTCTGCATCGTCTTCTTTTGATATCTGATCGATACCACTGAATCCTCTAGAACATCCAGTAAACGATGTAGCAGTTTTACCAGTATATGTGATTATCTCATCATCGATCTTAAGTAGACCATAGGTATCTGGCCATCCAACAGTAGAAGCTACCTGTATTGTTCTGTCAGCAGCGAAAACATCATCTGTAAGAGTCGTTGATGTAGCTAAAGTCTCTGAATTGAAAGCACCGATCTTTCGATACTCAGGAAGATTGTTCGCTAAGTCAGCTGTACCAGATTTATGTTCCTGTGATTCGTAATATTGATTTAAAAAGCTCGCAAAAAGAGGTGATTCCTGATTTAGAAATTCTGGAATCTGAGATTGTATGACATGAGAGACTTTTACTCTTTTAATATCTGTCATTTACCTTGTGTAAATTGATTCGCTAGCGTAACTAGAGGTTGTGACGTATGCAGTAGCAGATGTATTCTCACCAGAGGATACAACATCAGGAAGTGCATTAACTGTACTGTTCGCAACGTCTAATTGAAGGTACAGGTCTTTAAGTGCAATAACATCATTAGAATCAGGTATTGCTTCAACTTGAATCAATCCATTTGCTAATGTAGATCCTGTTATATTTACCACATCCAAATTAATCTCTCCGTGAACGTAATCCACTGTCCCAGCATCATTCTTAACGATAAGGGGAAGGTTGTTTACAAGTTTGAAGAAAACAAGTTTACCAAAGTCAGTTCCAGCGGTAGGAATATCGCCCAGATATAGAACTCCATCTATACCACTCACAGTAAATCCTGTAGAACGTATGCCATATCCGTTTGGTTGGTCATAAAAGGCATTTCCGTAGCAAAGTTCATAAGTTGCAAAAGTATTGAGTTCAGGCGCAATGTCTCTTCTCATTTTAACTCTTGTAATGTTGGAAGTTACACCTCTTGCAGAGGCATCAATCAATCCAAGAACTTTACTGTACTTAAATCTGCCACCAAAGTCATTGATGTCTGATGATTTGGAATATTGTGTAAGTGCTGTTGTTACTGATGTAAGTAATTCAGTTGTATCTGAAACTGAGTTCGTGTTATAGTAAACAGAAGTATCAACTTCAACGTAAAGATACTTGAGGTCAATAATCTCTGGTTTGATACCAGCGATTGAATATTGTTTGAGTTGCCTAGAGATATCATCCTTTGTAATCTGTGAAAGGAATGAACCGTTTCTTGGTTTGATGGAAATAAACACTTTTCCATACTCAGGTGGATCAAGTTCCTCTCCACCGTAGGCGGTCACAGACTCTACGTTAGGATACACGAATGGAATGATACCAGAGTAGTCACTTGCCGTTACTGCACGGTATTGTGAGGAGTATATACGAGGTGCAAGGTATTTGATGGAACTGATGTCTTCAATATTGTCTCCCATTGAAGCTCTGTTCGCAGTTGAGATAACTGAGATACCTTGAGTGATAGCTAAACTTTGGTCATCCTGTAAAATACCAACAAATGAGAAATTCTTAGCATCATTTCCAAGTCTTCCGTTGGTTACAATGTAAGTTGCAGTAACAATTGCTCCAGCAGGCGGTTTTTTACCTAAAATTCCATCTCCAAACAAGATTTCATATTGTTCATCTTCGATTTCTTGAATTAAGAAGAGTTTTGACGTAGCATCAACTCTTAAAATGTTGTCATACAGCGTATAAATCTCAGAAGTCGTGGATTCAACTGTAACACGGATAGAAGTTGTGTCAATATTCGAGTTTGGAAGAATAAAACGCTGATTTGGTTGAGAATAATCAATCTGAAAAGTCTTTTGAAGGTAAACTCCTTCGTAAATATTCAAATTATTGAAAACTGCAATATTATTATCACCAGTTGTAGCAACAAAGTCGTCTGGAATTGAAAAAATGTAAGATCCACCGACTTGATTACCTAATGCAACCTGTCCAGCCTTCAAAGTTACGATTCTTGTGTCGTTAGTTCCTAAGTCAACGCTAAAATTCACAGTTGCCATCGCAGATCTGCTTGATCTTGGCACATATCCGATATTTCTAGCAAGTGAAACAACGTTTTCACGCAAAGTCGCACTGTCAAGGAAACATTCATTGACTGCCATGTTGGTATTGTAGGCAGTAATGTAAGTATTGTATGCTAAAAGGTCAATCAGAGTCGAAAAGTTCGATCCCTCAAAGTCAAAATCAGCAAAATCACTGTTGACTCGAAGATAATCTTTAATTTGTGCTCTTAGATCTGCAAAATCTAAGTTTGTGAACTGGTTAAACGACATTATATTCTAGTTGATTGGAGAATGAAGTCTATATTTTGTCTGGGCGATGTGATTCCAACGATGTCGTAGGAAATTTCTACTGTTAAGTCGTTAGTATCCATCGGATATATGATCTTAACACCTATATTTGTGACTCTGGGTTCAAAGTTATCAAGTAAAAGTTCAATATCATCCTCTAATTCCATGGCCATAGAGGAATCTGCGACTTCAAACATCTGATCTTCGATTTTACTACCTACGAGTGGGTTGTAAAAGCGCTCACCAAGACGAGTTCTGACCAAATTCATGACAGCACGTTTGATAGAGTTCTCATTTGTGAAGACTCCAATGTCATCTGTAACAGGATGTCTAGCAAATGATAAGCTAATATCCTTAAAAGGTTGACTTTGATTCAGTTGTTCGTCAATACTTGGCATTAATCGTTAGATTCGTTTAAGTTTTGCTTCCTTTTACCATCGTTAGTATCGTCACCGACAACTTCACGCAATACATTCTCTTCTTTTTTAGGGTTAATGTAAAAATCTTCGTAAGATTTATCCCAATCCTCTAATCTCATCAGACTAATATACTATTCAAATTCTATTTAGACACAAAAAAAGACCCTTTGAGGGGTCTTTAGAGTTTTTAGATGTTTTTTAACCAGCAGCGAGTGGAGATTGTGCTTCATTTGTGTTTGCGGCAGCCTTTTTTCTTGCTTGAGCACTCACATCATACTGTCCTTTTACACTTCCACTAGCGAATCCCTGACTTTCGACATTATGGGGTGCTAATTTTGGATTAGAATCTGCCATTTTTAACCGTTTTTCTTTTATTTATCTTGAACAGCTCTTAATCTATCCTTAGAAACACCTTCGCCAAGGTAAAATTCCAATCTAACCTTTGCATTTTCTTGAGATAGTCCCTTATCTCTGTTTACATCTTGGACTTCCCACCCCTGAGTGGTGAGTTCTTCAACTCGCCACACATTAACTACTTGAAATTCGTCCATACTCATTAGATAATCCTCGTTTTCTCGTGACCAACACGGATCTTAGGATCAATCCAGATCTCCATACCAGCTTCTTTTGCATCGAGACAGAATGAAACATCTTCTCCACACATATCTTGTACTTCACCTGAGTCAAATACTTGCATCTTAGGTGCAAACCAAGGATACTTCATATCTTTGTGCTCGAATACACCGTTCTTGACGAGTAACCAACCGAAACCAGTATAGTCAACTGTGAATGGTTTACGTCTACGAGAGATAGACTCAATAGTTTCGTGATTCATCACTCCGCCATTCTTTGCAAAGTCCTCTTCTTCTAACCAGTGTGCAACAGATGTTGTCTTACCATCTTCTGTGCAGTACCAACCACCAGCGATATCCTTTTGCATCCATACTAAACGATAGAACTTCTCTGTATCGAATACAATATCAGAGTCGATCCATAACTGCCAGTCGTACTTAAGTTTTCCATCCCAAGGAATCTGATCTGGTCCTCTGAGAACGTTCGCACCTAGGCACTTACACCTTGCGAAGTTCACCATTGAACTGTAGTCCTGTGAGATCTGAATGGAACTACCATTCTGAACTAGGTCAAAGCATAGTTGTACGAAGTTCTTTAGGAAAATATAAGAAACTCCTCGGCCTGGCAGGCAGAATACTATTGCTTTACCTTTTGCTAATGCTTTTGCTTCCTCTAGATTAAAGTCATCTTCAACTTTCTTCGCTTTCGGAGCATTAGCTTTTACTGTAAATCCTTTTGCCATAACATGTTGTAATTACATAGTAAGTATACCACGGTCAAACCAATTTGTCCATAGTGTTATATTATATAGTCTCTAATTCTTAACAACTTTTATTTCTTGAGTACGGAGATCATCACTAGGATAATGGCGAAAGTATTCGGTTATGTATTCTAGTTTATGTTTAATGTCAGTATCGGGAACTTTCTCCATAATTAAGTTCTCGCCAATGTAGACGTTATAGGTACTCATCTTCCCATTCCGCAAGCATATCTTCTAGATCTTTGCGAATATCAGGATGGTACAATAGATGATTATCATTTTCGAGGCGAAACTGAATTGATTCGTAGATGTATTCCAGTTCCTTGACCTCTAGGTCTAGGTGCATTGTTTGAAGTTTTTCCATGTCACGCTATCTATAAAAATTAAATGTTCACTTTGAACGTTACGTTCGGATTTTTTTTATATTCCATCTATCTTCTTTCTGAATCTTCTGCGTCCATTGACCATCATTTCCATCTGTTGTTCACAATAACGATTATTATAATATCCCTGTTCCTCCAGCTTACGACTCCCATTGTCCAAAACGGTAATTTTTTGAACCATGACTATCGTAAAAAGATTATCCATCTTCGGTACAACCCATAAGTCTCTGCCCATTGAATTAAGAAAAGAGTTCATTGCATCCACACTCCCTCCCATATTGCCTGGATTCACAATCTCATAGTTCGTATGAGCTACAACAATATGAACATCACAACTGTCATCAAACCCCTGTATGACTTCTGATACGGCATTCCAGTAATCATACGCAGAGAGATAGTCATATACCTTTTTAAACTTGAGACGTTTCTCTTCTCTGACCTTCTTTGCAAAAGGACACCGAAAGATACCACTCGGAGTTGGCTCCTGTAGGTGTTCTACCCACTTATCAATATATTCATCAAGTACGTCAAGTGGGTGACTAATAACTCTGCTCCTCTAACTTACACTCATCTCCTACACAAGAAGAGAACGACAGACTATCTGTGTGATACGAACGATATAACTTCGCCCATATCAAATCAAACTCATCTTGATTCAAATTCTTAAACAAACACTTATCCTCAAAATAAATGTGATAGGACTTTACTCCTTTATCCGTTGTGGTACTTGAATAGTCCATGCTCCTCCTTTTAAATCTACCATCTTGAACTTCTTCTTGTTACGCTCGATCTCTAGTAACCAACTCTCATTCATTGTACTACCATACTCTATTGGATTCAACCCTACAAAATCAAGTATTGCAGTATCTACCATAAAGTATAAACTATCCCATGTCAGAGTATGCTGTAATGCACTCGCTATCTGTTCAACTTCATACTCAGATAGTTCCTGTCCAGTGACTTTCGCTCGACATTCAACTAACTCAGTGAGATCAATAACAATCCTGTTATTCTTATATATCGCCATAATGTCCTCTTTACAATTCCTTAATCAAAAGATATACCTTCTTCATCAGGAAGATTATGTAGTCGAGTCTCAACCCAATGCTCCTTGTTATCAATCTGAGCAGCCTCAACGTATCTCATGATATGTACATCCACTTGCTTATAGATGTTATTCAAGTCAATATCCATACGAATATCATGTGCTATCTCTGCCACTTGCTTCTCTGTTAAACAATGATCAGGATGAAGAAGATCACAACAAGGGATCCTCTTCTCAATTAACTGATTAATGTTTATACGAATCTCATAGTCGTTATAAACCGCCATTAAAAGAACCTTCCTTTTGTTCCATAGTTTACGATACCGATTGCTGAACCTATACAAAAGGTCATCAATACAAGTGTTAATACAAATCCTTCAATCATGTGCTTTACTGTTTGTTTACTCCTATAGTATAACACAACCCCTGCCCAGAGTCAACCTACTGGGGCATTTTTTATATACTGAATTTTTTTAAATACGAATAATATATAGCTCTCGATTTTGGTTCGTTGTAGGTTAGCTGTATCGGTTTTTATATAACAACCCCCTAAACCCCGAAACCCTGCAAATCAGGGTTTCAGAGTATCCCCCTAAAACTCATCAAGTGCGGTATCGTTCATCTCAAACCAACCTAAGTTTACTTGCATCGCATTATGCAAGTCAGGTGCGTCTACGTTATACTCAAGAGACTGAATAAGGTCATAAAGTTTCATATTAAGATCATGCACTTGGTCCTGTGTTAATCCTGTGTAAGGTGTTCCGATTGCGTTTCTCATGATGTCCTTTGTTTGTATATTACTATTATACACACTAAAACCCCACCGATGGTGAGGCCTTGTGCCAGTTGTCAAAGTGTCACTATACTGCTTTACTTGCCCTGTTACCTGTGTTAATGTGTGCCATGTGTGTTGGCATTCCAGCGTGCATAAAACTGCCTTTAGGAGCAGCGTTATTCCAAGCACGCTTAGCAGCGGTAGCACCAGCACTGCTTCTCTTTAATACCGTGTACTTAATGCGGCGGCCATCGGCCATTGTTAATACTGTCTGCTGCTTAATGTTGTTTGCGGCCATGTGTTTATGTTTGTTGTTGGTCCTATTATACAATAAAAAAGGGACTTATATAAGCCCCCTTGGTCCAGTTGTTTAACTGTCCTATGATATTGCCAACTCGAATCCGTCAACAAAGTCAACAGCGTTGTTATGGAAGTCCGCCACGAACCAGTCCCAGTTCTTTTGAAATACTTTGTAACCTGTAGCGAACTCATAGCAAAGTGCGTTTAAGCGTGACTTAGTTGTATTACTCTGCCAACCGCCATCAAATAATAGCATTGTATCATTTAATACTGTAGCAATGTGGTTTCCGTGTAACTTGATTATTACCTCTCTCTGTCCTGCTGAGTTAATACCGTGAGTAACAGAAGTATTACCAGAGCGGAAGTCCTTGCCGTTTCTGATAGCGGTGTTCATGTTCTTTTCAATTACTCTCATGTGTTTTAAGAATGTTTGTTTGTATGTACTTATTATAATGGGTGGCAATACAAATACAATACCCATTGTGCCAGTTTAATAAGTGGCACACACCGTGCTATTAAGTGGTTGACAAGTGCGCTCCGATGCCCTATAATTGGACCATAAGAGATTCGGGGTAGGATCTATAAACTTTTCGACACTGATGCTGCTTCGCAATAATTGTATCAGAATGTTACATAATCCCGCTAACATACATTGACAGGTCCTGTCAAGTCCTGTTGTGCCAGTGCATAAGGTGGCACAGTACTGGTTGACTTTCTGAGGTTTTTGTGTTATAATGCTCGCCTAGATGTCTATAAGATCTCCCATTAATTCGCTTCATTTAAGCATAAAACATTCAAAGAGATAATAAACACTTATATGTTTAATTAACCTTTTTTAAATGTTACTTAAATATGCAATAGTTTTCCACAAGTTGTTAATTAATCTGTGGAAAACCTGTTCTTATTGCTTCTCTGAAGCACCTCTATCTTATTCTGAATTTGCTTTAGTTTAGCGTAGATACTTCCGCTTGCTTCATTAACATTTAGATCATCATATTCTTTAAGGTTAGTTAACACTAATAACTTAATTAATGATAACTCCGAAGCACTAAACTCCGAGAGATATAACGACTCTAAGTTATACTTAAGGGTCATATGTTCCTTCAGTTTCTATATCTGAGTATTCATAATAATCAAAGTCATTTGCTTCACTCTCATCACTTAATCGCCTTATGAACGCTTCACTAGACTCACATACAGTTTGCTTTACTTTGTCCATCAGATTGCCTCCTTAGTGCTACACTTAGTGTTGGCAATCTCTCCCAGATTCTCTACATATAACGACTTAACTCTCTCTCCATTCTTATCATTTAACTCTAGCAGTTTGTTCCAATTCCAGTTACTTGGCGTATTACAGTTAGTGTTATCAACTGTAAAATCTATTGTTACACGATAACGTGCTACTTTTGTGCTTGATTGTAATTGAGAGTCCATAAGATTGAGGCGGTGGATTACATTTAATTCTAACAGATATTGCACTAAATGTCAACAACTACACGATATTTCTTTCTTATGTTGTTATTTAGTGGGGAAACTTACCACGCTTATGTGAAGCGAATAGCAGTATTATACTTCTAAAAAAAAATCTTTTCGCCTCAAAGTGACTAGGATAATGTAAGACTAATAAAGACGAATTACTCTCCTTATATGTTAGATAGACGATTAATCACTCATTAAAACTGTCAACTAAAGTTCAAAGATTTAATCTCATAGTCATAATTAGATTCTGATACTTTACCACTATTTGAAGCAATAGTATCGTCTAATACATTGACTAGACTCTCATCTATAGCAATGAGTTCTGTAACATACTCATCTTCAAAAGCGCCTCCGTTATCCTCAAATAAAGCACGCTTTTCTTCAATAGCAAGTTCTCTCAAAATTTGCACTTGATAAAATGTTAGGTTAACATTTACTGTTACATCACTAATTTTTGAAGTGTTCATGATTAATTCCTCTTTTTGTTGTTTTTGTGATCTCTTACCATTTTATTAAACTTGCGTGACTCACTCGGACTCATACCGCAAAAATAGTTTAATAGATTGCCTTCATATCTGTCAGCAAGGTCAAATAACTCTTTATCCATTATAGACACTCACTAGGCGGTAAACCTATAGATGCTATAGCATTGTCAAGTGCATCAAAGTCAAGTTCTGGATCATCAAAATCAACTCCAGCAGCGTGGTCAACTCCCCATTCTGCAACTTCAAAAACGAAATCTTCAAAGTTCTTGCATACCCATGCAACATTTTCAAAGTTCTCAACTTCTTTTATTCTTGTTATTAGTCTGTCTGTTTTAGTCATTTAAAACTCCTTTGTTTGTTATACTACTATTATAGGGCAGTGAGATCAAAAATCTACACTGCTTGTGCCACTTTTATTACTGGCACATCATCTATTGACACTCCGCACCCTAGTATGTTAGAAAAAATAACGTCATCTAAAACTTTTTTCAATCTAGTTGCCTTCTTACTGTTAACAACATAGGTTAAAAATTCTTCCATTAAGAAATTAGTTTCATTACTGGTAGCATCATCTAAAAAGTCATTTTGATAAACAACTTCTGCAAATTTCTCTCCATTAACTGTTAGAATAGTTTGCCTTGAGTTAATTGCCTTTATCTCAATATCATTCATTTTAAGATATTTTCTTTGATTAAGAGCATCAACTATTTTCTTTTCTGTTTTGTACATAAACATTATACCGCCTCCAGATCACTTAAATATGCTTCAACTGTCATTATTTCATAGTCAGTTATGTAAGTTTTGACTACAGCATAGTTACTGCTTCTATCCAACATAACCACACTGCCTTCTAGATCATCATGTATTTTGGACTTGACGTTAGTTCCAAGTTTGATGACTTTTTTCTTTTCTAACTCTTCACACTTGTTCATTAAGTCTCTTAACTTTTGAACATCACTATTAAATTGTTCAGTAGAATAAGGCATAGTTGTTTGTTTGTTATACTACTATTATAGTAGCGTGGATATGAAATTCAAGTGGCAGTGTGCCACTTTATAAAGTGTCCTAGTGTGACTTGTGTTTCATTAACTCGCCTGTTAGAGTATCTCTTACAAGTGAATATGCAACTTGATAATCTCTAGATACATCACAACAGTACTGAACAGCGCCATCTAGGTCATCAGTATAAACGTGAGTAATACCTAGATCATGAGATTCTGTTTCTATCTCATATCTGAACTGGTCAGTAGGATTAACGTAAGTCATAGTGCCTTTGAATGTCTATATTACTATTATAGTGGATAGGACTAGAATTTAGTCCTTGCTTGTGCCACTTTGTCAACTGCCATACGACTCATAAACTGAGCAGGTCTTTTTGTATTGATAGTTACAGCAAAGTTATGTTCCAATAGTTCATCAATTTCCTCCGCCATATCATATACATTCATAGGTGCTTTTTCGATAGTCTTACCTTTATATGTTAAAACTCTTAGTCTAGCATTCTTACTGACTTCAGTACCAGTACTGGTAAAATACTTAACCTCGAAATAGTCAACTCTTAAATTTTCTGATTCAGATAAAAATTGCATAATTCCCTATGTTTGTTTATACTACCATTATAGTAGCGTGAGATACGATTACCACTAAAAATAGACACTTTATAAAGTGGCACAGTTGTTGTTGCATCATTTACCACTCCATGTTAGGTTGCTTTGCCTTGTTCTTTAGTATTTTTGTTTCTTCTTCATATCCAATAGCATTTACTCTATCTTTAAGTGACTTAATTTCTTTACACTCATAATATTCGCTAGTGCGGTAGTAATCTACCCTACTACCATAATAATCATCAAGAGCGCAAATAATGATACTTAGTTCATCTAATGTTACATCTAATTTCATTAATCTGCCTCCTCTACTTCATAAATTTCATAGTCATCATCATCAAGAAATTGCCAATCTGTGTTACCATTAAGAGCAAGTAATTCTGCTTCTTGACTATCTTCCGCTTCAATAAAAGCAACATAATTTGTTACTCTTGTAGCGGTAACTTTATATTCATTCATGTATCCAATTCCCCTCTGAATCGTAGTCGCCACCTGTAATGGACTCTAATCCATAAGGGTCAACATCATTAACAACTGATTGAATACCAGTATAGTCACGCCCCTGTAAACGATAGACTTCTTTTTGTTGTCTTAAATCCTGATCTAGTCGGTAGGATAGTTCACAATTAAGTGCCATGTATTTACTTTTTTCATCACTATTTTCTGCATAGTGGAATTGTAAACACTCTAACAAGTATTCAAGTTCTCTAATTGCAAAGTTCATAGTCACTGCCTCCATAAAATAATTGATAATACAAATCGTTTTTCAAATCGAAAAACTCAAAATCGGATTCCTCATAAGACTTGAGCACCGCTTCATATACTTCTTGATTCATGATAATGCCTCCTCGAGCAAGTCACTCATACAAGTGAGATCAATAACATCACTTATTCCAAGTGAATTGTCATTATCAATAGCGAAGTCTAAAGCATTCTTTAGATCGGATACTCTACCACTATCAAAAGTAAGAGTGATTGAGTTAGTGTTTGGATTTCTTTTGAAATTCATGTAACTTTGTTTGTTATACTACTATTATAGTAGCATGAAATCCAATAACAACCACTATTGTGCCACTTTGATAACTGGCACACACTAGGTTGACTTTTGTAAGTAAATCGCCATATACTCTTCTCTAGTGAGAGTTTCTTCTTGCTCTGTATCCATATTCAATACAACATCATAGGGATAAAATCCATAATATTTGTAATGATCTCTTACATAGTCTTTAATCTGTTGTTCTCTAGTCATCATAAACCGCCATCTAAATTTCTCATTTTTGTAATAATATCATGAGATATGTAATTTCTGATATTACTTTCATAAGGGTCAGATTTTAACTCTACTCTGCCTTTCATGGCAATATAAGTTGGTTCAAATACTTCATAGAGTTTATTAAACTCTTGATCGGTTAGTATTAAAGTTTTCATTGCGCTAAATCCTCGAATAGTTCTTCAGTTAGTCTAATTGCTTCCAATTCTGATAATTCTGGATTATCTTCTAATACTTGCTCATATAATGATTCAAGTATGATCTCATTCTGTAAACAACTCATTAGTAATTCCCCTCTATAATATATTTTTGAGTCAAGACTTCCATTTCTTTTTGTAGGTCGCCTGCAAATGGTTTTACATCACTATGAATTGTTGCCCAAGCACGCTCCATAGCATTGTTAATCTGATAACCTTTTAATACTACACCTAATTGGTGCATATTGTATGTTTGATTTGGAATAACTTTAGTCATGTTTGTTTGTTTCTTATACTACTATTATAGGGCAGTGAAACTGAATTTCAACTACCCATGTGCCAGTTTATTAACTGTCACAAGCACTATTGATAAACACGCCTCTGTTTGTTAATATGTCCTCTATCTTGAATATGATAGGGACGATTTTAGTAGCGTCCATTTCTTCATAGTCAGTTATGTAATCATCAAGGCAACTATGAATAGTTTTTAATTCTTCATTACTGAACATTCTCTATTACCTCATCAATAGTATCTGTAAAGTATTCATCAAAATACTCTTCGATCTCACACAATGCCTCATTAAATGTTAATGTGTCTATCCATTTTTGCATATCATCAATAACATATCTAACTAAATCTTTAGTTGACATATTATCAACAATTCGATCAACATAGTACTCTTTAAGAGCAGCGAATTGCTTGTCAGTTAGTGCCTGTGCTTCTAACATTTTTTTTCCGTTTTGTTTTTGCATTTTACTCTATATCTAAGGTTAATGGTTCTGGGAACTCTTTTAATTTAAGTGTAGCAAACTCTTTTATAAAGGTATAAACCTTGAGTCCACTAAGTTTTCTCTCATCACATAAGAATTGAACTGAGTCCTCTAGTACTTCCAATACTTCAAAGGCATCATCACAATGCTTTTTCATTTGTTCATTATTCATTAACCTAACCTCTTGTATAAATGTGTCATCTTCTCATCAATAGAGTTAATTCTATCCATAACTGGGATTCCACCGATTAAATCCTCTTCCGCCGCTTCATCATTAGCGTAGGACTCATAATCCTCAAGAGAAGCACTAATTGTCTCCCATTCTGCATCAGTAAAGAATGCCTTGATAGTTGCAAGTTGTTCATAACTGAAATCTCTTGTTAGAGTCATTTTAAAAACCTCTGTTTGTTTGTTATACTACTATTATAGTAGCGTGAAATCGTAATTCAACTGGTTATGTGCCACTTTGTGTACTGGCACACTTCCACTTGATTTTCTTCTCATCATTGAGTATATCAAAGCATATCTCGCAAAGACAATCTGCATGAGGCACACTTTCTCGCCAGTCATAATCTTCTTCTATTGGACTATCCCAATAGTAATATAATTCTGGTTGATAATCTTGAATACAATGTTGCCCGTCTTTTGGATAATCCATAGACTCTCTATGTGATTCATCAAAATTTCCACACCTATCGCAATATGACATTACTTTGCCTCCTGATCTAGTGCCCATAGACTACCACCATCAAAATCTGTGGAATATCCGTAGTTTCTGACTAAGAAGTCTCTTACTCTCTCTCTATCAAGTGAGTCGCCATCGCCCCATGTAAATCTCTCATTGTTGAGAGTATTGATAGCGTGTAGATAGTCATAGGTAGCACCAATAATATCTGTTTTGGTAGCACCCATAGGATAGAGTGCATCAGGAGCACCATAGAATGAATAGACATATTCAGTAAACTCTGATAACATATCATTGAGTTCAGTAGATGGTTGACCTGAGTTCATAATTCTTTTGTTTGTTATACTATCATTATAGGGCAGTGAAACTGTATTTCAACCACCCATGTGCCACTTAGTCAACTGTGCCATAAGGTGTGACTTGATACTGGTCTATACCATCTTGCATATCCGCTAAGTATCCTAACTTTTTTCTTATGGTTCTAAAATTAACTTTAAAGTCATCACTAAATTTATCAGTTAGTCGGTTAGGTGTGGTCAATACCAACTGAATTAAAGCATCACACTCTGCTGCTGTAAGATTTGGGTCATTCATTATTCTTTTGGGTATAAGTTTGTAATTATGTCAGCAATTTGATTTAACTGATCTTCATTCATTAATTCGATCATAGCATCAACTATATCATAGATAGCGGAATTGTTCCCCTCCTCTAGGATTTCTGCTATTTCTGAGAATAGTGTTGTTCTTAAGTCGTTTCGATAGATCATGCCATTAACTCCTGTGGGTAGTCAGCAGGGATAGTTTCCTTGATAGGTCTAAATGTATCGTTGAAATCTTTAGTCTCTTCATTCCAGAATGATAGACCATAGCAAACTAGAGTTCCATCAAGTTCTTTAACATAAGCATACTCTCCACAACACTTGTTAGTATCTTCAAAGAAGTGAGAGATAGTTTTATGAATTCTAGGAGCATTGTCCTCTAGTGACTCGCCTCTCTCTGTGTAGTATAGAGGTTTGTATGGTAATCCCTTCAACTGCTCTTCATCTTCGATTTCCCAACCTGATTGAGTATAGCAACAACTCATGTTACCACCGTCAATAAGTTCTGCAATATCTTCTCTTGTAGGATACTGTTGATTAAGAGTAACGCCTAACCACTGTGGATAACCGTCCCAGTGATGATATACTGATAAGATTGAACCATCAGCGAGTCTTAAACCGATTCTTGAATTAGTTGACATGATTGTTTGTTTGTTATGTACTTATTATAATATGGTGATAGAGGTGATACAACCACCTGTGTGCCAGTTTATAAAGTGGCAGGGTCAGAAGGCATAGACGTAGGATTTAATGATAGTTTCATTTTATCGAATACAGCAGGTGCTATTTGTGTACTATCAAAAGAGCAACTTCCATCTTCATTTTTGTTTCCTAGTTTATCGCATAATGCCTCACTTATCATTGAATACAAAAATGTATTAGTTTTAGGATTATTGACAATATAATCAATAACCTCTAGTGTAAGGGCATCAGCAAGTTTATCAACTGTTTCTTTTGATAAAGTCATTTAATTTTCTCCATAATAGGGAACAAATAAAGATCATATTCTTCTAACATATCATCATCTATATTTGAAAAATAATCCTCTAAAATATCGTCTAATAGATTCTCTCTATAGACAGTAGTTATATGATCGGATAGAATGAAATCTTTTATATCATTCTGTAGTAATTGTTTTTCTTCAGTTTTCATTTTTCTATCTCCAAAGAATCAATAAAGGCAACACAATGTTCAGTAAATTTCTTTACGTCAATAGGTGCTACTTGGTCATCATCTTCGCCAATATAATAGAATTGGTTATTGATGTTAGAGATCAAAGTAAGAAGTGCTGTTTCGTTGTTAGTGTACATTTTATGCTCCTTGATAATAGTTAACTGGATTGACTTCTTCGATTTCTACAAATTCATAATCTTGAAAGTTGTCAAAATCTGTTTCATAGTCATCATACTCGCCTAGGTCATAAAGACGCTTTGCTTCTTCTGCTGTTTCTGCCCACACATAAGCAGTTCCCCAACCGATAAACTTTTCGGTTATCTCGAATTGTTTTTTGTCCTTTGGAATTTCCATTTTTACCACTCTCCGTTAGACTCAGCAAAAACATCTTCATTCCAATGTTCGTATGGTTTTATGATACCAACGTGACGCATGATACCATCATAGATTTCCATGCCTGACCTTGACATTCTGCCTGCTGTGTAATCCCAACCTAACTCGGTCAAGTTGTCAACTATAAAGTTTAGTGATACTTTTTTCATAGTGTTTGTTTAATATACTTCTATTATAATATGGTCATGTAGTAGTACAACCACCTGTGTGCCACTATCTGAACTGTCTATTGTTGAAGTTTGCGTAACTGAACTGTTGACGTTTGATAAGTTTGAATGTACCATACTTGTTAGTCATGACATAACCCTCATGTTCATAAGGCACACTATCAAATAGACATTGAACATTCTCTGTAGTAGTAATGCCTTCCATGAGTAACTCTTTTATCTCAATTATCATATTGTATAAGTGAAATAAGTTTCTAGAGTATCCAGTATCACTTGATAACTGGTCAGCATCTAGTGATTGACCAGAGCGTATATAACTATTGATGTTTATTTTTAACTGTGGAATGTCCTTGCTCTCTGGAAATCGTACAAATGGTATGATAGTCTTAGCAAGTGTGATAAGTAAACTTAATCTAAAATGTCTATTAGATATTGATGCACTTGTATCAATAAAGTGAACACCATAGTTTTTAGACTCCTTGTAATGAAACTTAGCATCTAACTCTTGTATGGTAGCACCAATATACTGTGTATGAGTGGCAACAATAATGTCATCAAT